AAGGCATCTATACTGATCCTATACAATTAATAAAAGAAGGGGGAACAATACAGAGTGCTTGGGCAATTTGGAAATTAGAAAAACAAACAAAATGAAAATAGATAAAATATATTATTGGAATAAAGAATTAAATACTTATCTGCCATGTGTTTGGAATGAAACCTTTGAATGTTACACTCCCGACTTACAGAAAAAAATAGAAAAAATATGAGGAACTTAATTAAAAAATTTTTAGGAATTACTTTAGAAGATTTATTAATAGGATTATTTTTAATGATAGTATTGTTCTTTGGAACTTTGTTTTTTCTAAAGCTAGAATATTTAATTGACCTAGTGTTATGAAAAGGGAGAATCAAAAATTATTATTCCTTTGTTGCTTTTTACTTCTTTCTACGATTAGCATAGTATCCTACGAACTAGGAAAAAAACACGCGGAAGAAAAGCCTCCACAAATAATAGTTGAGTATATAGATGATAAATGCTTATGCGTTAAATGCGGAAAGCGAATGAACTTTCAAGAAGTACAACACTTAATACAGAAAATAAAATGACAAGAGATTTACAGGAGCTACAATACTGTGCTGATATACAAGCACTGCTACATTTGTGCAAGAAATGGCAAACAATAGCAAAGTCAGAAAAAAAGAAAAAAGAAGCGAAAGAGATTTATACGATGGTAGGTAATGTATTTATTTATGTTGCTGGATTACATCTAGAGAGAAGAAGTTTTGATTCTATTATCGATGATCTGAGAAAAGAAAAATGGATAGCAATAAAGGAAAAAGATGAATATATTAAACAAAGCCAACGAAATAGTAAATAATCGATCAGAAGAAAAAGAAAGGGAGTACGGTCCTTTCAGTTTATGTAATCAAAGAGCTGCTAAAATAGCAAGTGTATTATGTAAAAGGGAAGTAACTACTATAGATATTTATTACTTTCAAATTGCATTAAAGTTAGCAAGGCAATCGCATTCTCATAAAGAGGATAATTTATTAGATATCTGTGCTTATGTAGGGGCATTGAATAATTATATTGAAGGAGTTAAACCGGAACCAAACGATCTGATAAAGGATGAGGAAAGTAAGTGATCTATATATGGAGTTAATAAAGAACAACAAGCCGAGTGGGAATAAACAATGGCAAAGTGTAGATATAGAAATGCAGAACCCTATTGTAGAAATAAACAATATATATCTAAGCTTCCCTAGGTTAGACCCTTTAGCTTTTGATCCTGATCTTCCGTGGGCGGAGGAGCATTTTAAAGAAAGGGTAAGCGGAAAAGATATAAATCCTGGTAATCAATATATCAATTGGCCTTATTATAAACAAGGGAATAATGATAAATTGTTTAGAGATAAAGGTATCTTTAGCCATAACTATATGGAGAGGTATTGGTGTAGATCATTAAAAGGTCGCCGATACAGATACGGAGACTTGGGAGATATAATAGAAAGACTAAAGCAGAATCCTTATAATAGGCAGTCCTATTTAAGTGTATGGCATCCCGAAGATCAGAGTAATAATAATGTAAGGGTGCCATGTACGTTAGGATATTGGTTCAATGTTGCGGATAAGAAGTTAAACATGACATATCATATAAGATCATGTGATGCAGTGAGACATTTTAGGAATGATTTATATATGAGCTATAGACTTTTGCAGCATGTAGCTAATAAAATAAATTTAGATTATAATTGTATGGATATATGGATAGGGTCTTTTCATTGCTTCAAATCCGATTTATATCATTTAAAAAAATATGTGCGGGATACAGATAACATTTAATAAAAAAGAAAACGAGATAAGGCACAGGGGGGTGAGCCATTTCTCCAAAGAATTGCATGATTGGAATGTATGCTTTTCATCTTTGCCAATAAATTCAGAGGGTGCAAATATACAACAACCTATAGAAATAGAAGGATCCTTTCTTTTTTTTAATGGTGAGATTTTTAACTACAGGGAGTTTGGTAGATATAGATCTGATTTACATTATTTAAAAGATGTATTTAAAAAAGGTATCGAAAAGAATAAACTTTTTCAAAAGCAATACAAACAATGGGATGGCTTTTGGGCGATATGTATTATAACAGAATTAGGTATTTATTTCTTTACAGATCCCCTTGGGAAGAAACAATTATATTATTCCAACACAGGTATATGCTCTGAGATCAAACCTTTAATAACGGATGATCTACTTATGAAGAATCCAATGTTTGGGACTTTAAACACCTGTTTTCAAAAAGTAAAAAGAGCAATGCCTGGTAAGTGTTATTTTTTTGACAAAGATGCTAAGTTGCCTTACCCCGAAAGGACCTTTGCAAAAGACTATCTATATTTAAAAGATAAGATAGATGTAAGTAATAAAACAAAGGAAGATCTTGTTTCTATGATAGACAGAAGTGTTCGATTAAGAAGTTTTATAAACTACGGTAAATTAGGTTTATTATTTAGTGGAGGCTTGGACAGTTCCATTATCGCTTACCATTTAAAACGAAACGGGATCCCTTTTATAGCGGTATCTATAAATAATAACGAAACAGAAATGACAAAAAGGATTAGCAGATATTTGGATTTTGAAGTAGAGTATATTGAAGATGATATAACAGAACAGGATTATAAGCAAGCGGTACTATCTTATGAGCATTCTTTAGATTACGGAAGTTTATTACCGCAATATAAATTATTTAAAAGATGTAAAGAGTTAGGTATTAACACCGTTTTAACAGGGGACGGAGCTGATGAGTTGTTTGGCGGATATTCAAGGGCATTAAAGGAGGACACACAAACATTTGATGTCTTTATGGAACTACCGTTCTTTCATCATGTAAGAATAGATAGGATGAGTATGCATCATACCATTGAATGCCGTAATCCTTTTTTAAGTACTGAGCTAATATTATATGCTTTAAATATAAAACACGAAAAGAGAAAAAATAAAAAAATACTAAGAGAAGCTTATAGAGATCTTATACCTTTTGTTGAAATGGAAAAGAAACCTTTAAGACTAAAACAGGATAAAGAATTTAATATAAAAACAATTGAAGAAAAATTTTACAGATATTATGGAACGATTTGATTTAATAAGACAATGGGCAGAACAGAAAGGAATTATAGAGAAGGGGAATGTTAAGACACAGTATATAAAATTACAAGAAGAATCCGGGGAATTAGCTAAAGCAATTCTAGAAGAGGATCTTGATGAGTTAAAAGATGCCGTTGGTGATATGGTAGTTGTATTGACCTCTTTAAGTTCTTTAAGCGGATTTAAAATAGAGGATGCTATAGATCTAGCGTATGCGGAGATAAAAAATAGAAAAGGTGAAATGATTAATAACACATTTAAAAAAGAAAATAAATGAGAATAGTAGCAAAGAAACCAACCTGGAAACACATAACATTTAAGACAGCAAAAATAGCATTTAATGACTGGGCAAAGAATGGATTAAAAGTAAAGATAAAGGAAGATGAATATGTTTTTAAAACAAAAAAAGAAATAGATCAATTAAATCTTTGCCTCAATCCTTCTTTTCATGGTAACGATTCTTGTTATATTTCAGTAGAGGAATTAAAGAGTATCTACGAGAAAGGCAAGAGAAGGAATGCTATACAATTATTAAATGGAGACCTTTATAACAAAGAGGAGTTATTAGAAAAGATGTATAGCGATAGTTTTTATTATGGTGAACTAGGAAAACACGCATTAAGTTCCTCTGCTGTAAAATATCTTTTAGATTCTCCAAAGAGCTATGCAAGAAGTTTAAACTTTGTAAAAGACTCAGGTGCTTTTAAAATGGGGAGGTTGATTCACTTAGCAGCACTTGAGCCAGAAAAAATGGAATCCTTATGTCATATAGTCGAAGTCCAATCAGCAGTGACTAAAGCATATAAAGAAAAGGTAAAAGAGGTAGGAAGCGATCAATTTGTTTTTACAAGAAGGGACTACGACAAAGCAATGTATAGCGTGGATGCTTTACTACAAAACGATGTTTGGCAGCAGATTACTAGAGATGCAAAATTTGAACAACCTGGCTTTGATATAATAAATGGATATCCTTTTAGAGCAAAAGCTGATATATTAGGAAAGGATTATGTAGCTGATTTGAAAACAACTTCAGATTTAAAAGCCTTCCCCTATAGTGCACGAAGATATAACTATGACGTGCAAGTCTATTTATATTGTGAAATCTTTAAAATATCCTTTGATCAGTTCTTCTTTTTTGCAGTAGATAAATCAACAGGGGATTTAGGATATTATGATGTGAGTAAAGAGTTTTATAATTCTGGAAAAGAAAAAGTAGAATATGCTTTAAAGGTATATGAGAAGTACTTTGTTAAGCAAGAGGAACAATTAAATGAATATATAATAAAAGGAACATTATGATAAAAGAACCAAAAGAAATAGCGGAATATCTAAAAGAGGTATCAGGAGTAGAAGTATTTAGTAACAGCAGAAAAAGACCTAATATAGAGATGAGATCCTTATTAACCTTTATATTAAGGAAGCAATTCGAAATGAGTTATACAGAAATAAGAGACTTCTATGAGATCAATGATAAAGATTATGACCATTCAACAGCAATTCATAGCTTTAAAAGCTTTGAAACCCACAGGAGGTATAATCCTAAACTAGATAAATATTTAGATCTAGTACTATTAAGCCTTA